GACCTAAACCGTCAGAGGTTCTTAACTATGTGGATGTAGAGAAATATGGCAATGCACAACCACACATGGTTACTCACGACATTAGCGAAGGCATCAGACTGGGTACTGATCCTAATAAGCTTCACCCTACTGTTGTTCTTGTACTGAAGAAGACTGGTGGTTACAGAGCATGGCGAGTTGAGCCACCACTTAAGGGACAGCAACTACAGGACGTAATCAATGAAGTACACATTGTGAGATTGACGGAATACATTAATGAACAAAGAAACAAATAGAAGCCTTGGCTTCAACATAGAGATTCCATCGGACGTTATGAGTGAGCAATCACTTATAGCGTCTGTTCTCCTTGGTGGCAAGAGATTATTCAAGAGCCTCACGCACATCAACAAGGGGATGTTCTACAGGGTAGCTCACAGCCTCATATGGGAGGCTTATACGGCTATTGACGCATCTGGCCAAGACATAGACATTGTGACCGTAAATGAGGAGTTGACGAAGCGCAACGCATTAGAAGCGTGTGGTGGACTAGGGTACATCATGCAGTGCGCAGAGTTACTTCCAAGCACATCTAACTACGAGAGTTACGTCAAACTAGTCATCGACTATCATAGACGCAGAGAGATTATCTTTTCATCTGAGTTGGCAAGTAAGAAGGCATCTGATTGCGACACGGACATCGATAAAATCGTAGCCGATTTGAATAACTCTGTTTCGTTTACCAATTCCGGAAACACGACTGACGATTTATCTAAATTAATTTTGTCAGCCTCTGATGCAGCAATCCGCAGGGAACAAGATGAGACAACATTTAGTGTTCCCAGTGGGTATGAGGAAGTAGACTCAGTAACAGGAGGATGGCGTGATGGAGAATTAATCATTGTAGGCGGACGACCTTCTATGGGTAAGTCTAGTCTTGGTTTACAGTACGCTTGGAACGCCGCTCGTTACATGCGTCAACTAGATGAGAAGGTCGGCGTATTGATCGTTAGTGCTGAGATGTCTAAGGACATGGTTACAGCACGTATGTTGTCGATCTACAGTGAAGTAGACAGCCAAGTTATCCAGACTAAGAAGCTGAATAACTATCAGAAGGATAAGTTACAGGTTGTAGCTCAGGAGGCTAAGTCACTTCATGTCAGAATTGTCGCAGATAAGACTGTCACCCTTGGAGGAATCCGAGACGCAATTAGGGATACGCAAAAATCTTTTCATGTTGGCTTGGTGGTTGTTGATTACTTACAGATGATTGCGATGCCTTCATCCTATAAGTCTGAGAATAGGACACGAGATATCGGTGTTATCAGTCGAGGGTTGAAGGACATTGCACGTGAGTACAAATGTCCTGTCATTGCACTGTCTAGTCTATCTAGGGCTGTAGAGCAACGGCAGGACAAGCGTCCAATGATGTCAGACTTGCGAGAGTCTGGCGATATCGAATCAGATGCAGACGTCATACAGTTCATCTATCGTGCTGGGTATTACGAACGTACTCAAGATGGACAGCAAGATGATGAAGACAAAGCTGAGGTCATTACAGCAAAGAACAGGAACGGGAGAACTGGTATCAGTCTCCTAACATTCCAGTCTAAGTACGCAAGGTTCTCTGACTTTTATGACCCCATGCTCAACCTATAAAGGGTACAGCTTTATAGCCGTGTCTGATGTTACTGACTTTAGCTTAAAGTGAGTGATGAAATCGGACATTCTTATGTAACGACTTCCAGTTCTGGTAATCATTCCATAAGGTATAGGTTCACCATTCCACGTTGAACCATCGGCTGTACTCTTCAGGTTCTGTGTTGTAAGTAATACTCCGTGTAACGCCTCTAGTGATTTCCGCAATGGCACATACAGTTTCCCGTATTCAAATATCGGATCAACCTTTTTGTCATTGATTAAAATCGTAGAGGCGTTATCGTCAATTAATTTAGACCATTTGATATAGGATACGTTTACAGCATTCCTACCAGCCATAACGTTAGGTCGTAACGCAACCTTAATCCCATTACGGCTACCGTCGTTGTTACTATTGCCTTCAATACTCTGAAGCAATCCGTTCTCGTCTCTACTGCCAACAATACCAATATGGTAAGCGTCGTCATTCCTGTGGCATATGACTAAGTCTCCGGGAGATCCAGTCTTACTCAATGCAAGTCTACGTTTGGCAGCCCAGTAAACGACATCGCAATCTGCACTAAAAGGTAATGGCCAGTCAATACCACATTTAGTTTCAAGCTCCATGCCCATACTAGATACAAAACTACAGCACCAGAAACTTCCAATAGGTGCATTGACTTGTGCGTTCCACCTATCAATTAGGAAGCCACGGTTACTGCCAAGCGGCTGTTCCTCTGTGCCAACATACCGCAACGCAATATCAATTAGTGTTTGCCTGTAGTCAATCATTCCCGCCTACCTCTTACGAATGTGTCTAATGATGCACCAAAGTCTTTACCGTTGAACTCCTGCCACATATTTTTGTATTGGGCATTGTCTCGCTCTTCTTTCATAGACTTATAACGAGGTGCGCCATCTTGATAGACCTTTAACCAAGCTTCATAGTCCTCATCGTATTCAGTTGCACCAGCACCAGAGAAGTTCAATGCAGACTTCATAAGGTCGAACTGTACATCGTCATCAGACAACGTAGCCTCTTCATCAAATACTAAACGCTTATGCAATTTCATGTCAATGTCTTTTAATGCATCCCTAGCAGATACGTTAAAGACTGAGTTGACAATGAAGTTACTTAGTTCACTTGGCGCCATTTCCATTAAAGTCTTCCTGAGCGAACCGTCAGGAAGAGTCTCAATCATCTTCTGCCTCCAGAGCATATAAGACTCATTAGATGCAAATGCGTCTTCACCATCAAACGTCTTTCCGAATGCAGCCATTTTCATAGTTTGCATCATTGGGGACAACTGATTCAAAACAAACTGCTTAAACGTCCATTCAGGTACGTCCTGCCATGCACCTGTATCTTTAGTAAATACACGCCGTGCTATGTTTTCAGTTTGACGCAATGTCCTACCTGTAGCACCCGGCATAGTCATTTGATACTTCTTGCCCCAAGGTGTTGATATCTGGAGGAATCCATTGTTGAAAGCAAAGTTATCCATGATGACCTTGAATCCCTCAGCTCGTTCTTCCTCATCAGAACTAAATAACGACATGAAAGCAGGGACGATCAATGGCGTACTAGTAGCCAGCTTCAAACCTGCATTACTCATGTATGCACCAAGCACTCGCTTGATAATGTGCTTGCGAACTCTCCAGTCAAATCCCTCTGGTCCTAGACCATAGACTTGTCTTTCCAATGTAGTATTGGCAACGTCTTTACCAATTGCCATACGAGAGATTTTATTAGCACCAGACTTCAATCCAAATACCGTTAATCCAAGCACTGGGTTCAACAGCACACGGCTACGAGCATACCTAGATGAGATAAACATATTGGCTACAGCCTTCTGCGCTCGTGCCAACCCTTCTACATCACTATATTGGCCAGACTGATTACCGTTAAGAAGGTTAATAGCCTCTGCGTATTGGCGACGTAAGTTCTCTCGGTAATATGGACGGCTTGTGCTATCACCAGCAACCTGCGTGTTTCCACTAGCATCACGCTTGTCAGATGGCGGAACTGCTTCCTGTGTTTGTTGCCATACACGCTGGAAGTCAATCAACGCAGCAAGGTCTTTATAGAAGACGTTTGCTCGCTCAAGAGGCGCAAGGTGTGGCATTACCTTTTGAACTACTTTGCTGTCTCCATAGTAATCACGAAGGCGATAGTTAAGTGGAACGTCTTCTCGTTGAATGTCAGGGTTATTCAACAAGCCTTCCTTCCATTCTTTGTGCCAACGTAAGTACTCAAGGTTGAGTCCATAAGACTCAAGCATATCTAAAGTTAACCCCGGTGTTTTGGCTAAGACCTTTTCCATCATGACATGGACATAGTTGTCACCCCATGCACTTACAGGAATCTTACTGTTGTGGAATGCATCTCCCATCAATGCAGGAGTGTTTGGTAAAGCTGCTCCTATTGCTCGCATTGCCATGGCTGGACCAAAGCTACGGTTGTTTGGATCAGCCATGTGTTCAATCATGACTGCTGGGTTTGCAAGCATCCATGACTGGTTGAATGCTACACCCATATCACCGCCAAGGATTAATAATCGAGCAGTACCATTCAACTCGTTGAATGCAGTTGCTACAAAATCAAGTCCCTTATGCACACCAGCCATGTTTACTCCACCACGAGCTTGGTAAACACCACTAGAGTCCACATCAAATTCAACCTGATCTGGCTTTAAAGATTCATCAAGTACGACACTGACTTCATCAACTACAGAATTTTCTGCTTCTGCTACAGGGCTTTTAGCTAATGGCGATTGAACGTCATCGGCCAATGCAAGTGGGTCATATCCCTGAGAGAATAACGAACGTCTATTCCACTGACCCGGATCACCCGACAATGGATTCTTTCCAGTAGGAGTCTCAACTTGCTTAAACACGCTGGATTGACGAGGGTCAATTCCATCTGCAACTTCTTCTGGTGTTGGAGCTATGCCAGCAATAATGTCCTGCTCTGCAAGCAACCGACGTGCTACGTAAACTTCTACAGGTGCAATACGTCTGTTGCCACGACCAGCTGCAACATCAACAAAGTTACCAAGCGAACGACGCATTGGTGATTCTTCATTACCAACTAAGCCCATGTCAGTAATGGTGAACTTACCCTTTCCTTCATAGGTAACTTTTAAATGGCGAGGCAGTACGTTGTACATCTCACCATTAGGGTCACTCTCAATTGCATCTAGCACCTGATCAAAGTTTGCAAATTTAAACTCACCGCTATACGGTCCTGTTGGATCGTACATGTCTGCGCCCCATGAATGAGGAAGAGGTACAGTAACAACTTGCGACTGACCTACCTTTTTGCTTGACTGAAGCATATTAATAATCGTAAGTAACTGACCGCCAGCGTATGACTTTTGACCACCAGACATCAATCCAGCAAGGCGTAGTTTTAATCCCGGAGAAGCAACTTCTTCATTGGATCGGTTTACGTAAACATTAGTATCGTTTACGTTGTCATACACCTGCTGTTGCTTACGTCCGTAACCACCGTCTGGTAACTCGTCTCCTCTGAACAACATCTCACCAGTTGATGCCGACGTACCCTTTGATGTTGGTAAATCAAAATGCCTTGCAATGGCTTCACTACCAGCCTTGCCATCATGCACATTCTTACCAAGTACGTAAGTTGTTTCGCCTGTCACAGGATTTGTTTTAGGAGTGGCAATACGTACAGTGTTCTCAGCTTGATCAACGGCTAAATACAATATGCCATTGCTATCCGCTGAAGCTTTCTCACGTAAATCAGCCGAGTACCGGTTTGCCTTACCAAACTCTTTTAAGATTACAACTGGATCCTTGCTACCATTTACCCAGATAACATCATGAATAGAATAGTCGTTATAGGACTTCATTGCAGCGGAGCGATTATTCAAGTCTAACGACATCATATGCGCAACAGCAGATACACCTGCATATTCTTCACCATGAAGATTTGTGCCCATGTTCTCAAGAACTTGACCAACTGGCATGCCACGCATTTGAGCGTAGGCTCTTGCTGCATTAGCAATTAAAGCTCGTTGATTGACGATGTGAGGAACCATCTCTCCATCAACTAAACCTTGAAGCGTAGAGTTAAAATCAGATACTGTTCGTTGCTTAGGTCCATCAGTCCAATTACTGTAACCAGTAATAAAGTCACGGAGTAATCCAACTACAGTGTCATTACTAAATGCTACACCCGTTGTAGATACACCAGCATTTTGCTCAAGTATTGAAACAACCTTCTTGACTTGATCTTCATCTAGACCCTGCTTAGTCATTTCAGATTGAAATGCCGCAGCGTCTTGAGACTTTAGTAAAGCATTTGCCACCTTGTCAGCAACTTCATTGGATTCGTCAAAGCCATTGAAGTAATCCATTAAGTCAGCAGCTACATCACGAACTACAAGTCCTTCAGAACGAGCAGCTCCAGTTCGAGCAGTGTAGAACATTAACGGATGACCCTTTAAGTTGCCATCGTCAGATACTAAAAATCTACTAGTTTGAATTGGGTCGTAGTTTATCTGTGGTCGTTGCCGTATATCCTGTGATGTTAATCCAAACAACGATCGGCGAGCAGAATCTAAACCTCTATCAATACGTTCTCTTACAGCATCTTGCTCTTCTGGGATAGTTCTATTAATCCACTCATATGTGCTTACAAGTGCTTGGTCAGCATATTCTTGAATCTTTGCACCAGCTCCAAGTTGAGACATTACACCAGCAGCGTGTTCAATAGTCCCTTCATATGCATCTTGACCAACGTCATAATTACCTACGTTTTTGCTAGGCATTCCCTCTACGTTGGACATTGTGCTAATAGCACGTTGCTTTAATTGATTGTACGAAACAACATCAACACGACCAACCATACTGGATGCAAGCGCAGAAGTTTTACCCCATACGTTGTACAAAACAGATGACAACTGAGAGTTCCACTGAGCAGCTCGCCCAGAAACAACAGCGTCTTGTGGCATTGTTTCTGGCTTAAGAATCATATACTTAGACTTCAGCGTTGGTTTTTCATCAGTTGTAACCAAATATGCGTAACCGTCTATTCGGTCTTTTACTGAAATACCATCAACTGAAAGTACTGGAATACCATTCTCTGAATCAAGCGCGTAATATTTCTTACCTTGATAATCAGCAACATGCTTTCCAATTAATTCAGCTGGAACACTCTTTAACTCTACTACATTCTTATTTACATGCAGGGTAGTTGCTGTAGATATCTTTGATGCGCCCGGTACACGAGTACGTCCACCACTTAAATCTATGCGTGATGTTTGGGCTGTCATTGGATCAGATGTTTTTGCTCCAGCAGCATAACCAACAACAGGAATGTCCTTCCTTAACGTAAGTTTAGTTGGACCATCAACTAAACTGTTTGTATTCAACAGTGAGATAGTTGATCCAAGTGGCAATGGAGTAGAGTAATCACGCCCATTCTTACTTGCAACAAAAGATGAGAATGGCAATTGCCATCTATGCTGATATCCAGTTACTGCTTTCCCGTCAGCCGTTTTAGTCGTAACCCAGTCAGGGCCTTGGTAAGAACCTGATTGCATTTTTACAACAGCCATCTTAGCAAACTCACCTACGCGAGACATAATTGCTGTAGCAGATGACGATGGGTCGTAGTTCTTGCTAAAGATTGTCGGAGTATTCATTGCTGCAGTCATCATCGTAGTGGTGACTAACTCATTAACAATAGGATTGCTGTACAGGATATCGGTTGTATCCGCATGCATATCAACAAACGATCTGAACTCAAAATCATCTAATGCGTTTTGTGCAGCAATTAAAGATTCATCAGTGGTTGCATTTGCAACAGCATCTTGTAACTCTGAGTACTTTGCTTTAAATGTCTGCTCGGCAGCTTTTAACTTGACTAACGTCTTGCCAACCTCAGAGTTTGTTTTCCCTAACGAATCGTGCAACCACTCAACTGCATTGACAGCAAAATCGAGTTTCTCCTTGTAGGGTAAAGTGTGAAACACTCCGTGAAACATTTCGTGCCCAAGGCTCAATGTGTCACGCGCTTCATCACCAGTGCGATTTAGGTGTAGGAGTAAGTTTAACTGAGCACGTTCAGTCGCACGATTCTTATTCCGTTGCGCTGTAATTGAAGCAAAGCTAGTACCAATGTTACTTGCAGGAGAGAAGTCGCTTGACTTAGCAGAACTTACAAGCACACGAGCGTTACTTGCATAGAACTCATGCTGCACCTGAGCTGCACGATGAGTGTAAATAAATGTCTCTAACTTAGAACCATAATCTGCATCACCTGCGCCAGTAAATGCATCTTTAATTACACTGCCAAATGACTTGTCCTTCTTGTAGGCAAGTGGCTGACCTTCACGCACGTCATTGATCAAACCTTCAATAATGGCAGCACGTTCCGGTGTTGCTGTTTTAGCGACTGCGGATAACAAAGACATTACGTGTTGATTGGCTGAGTCAACAGTTCCGGACTTCATCTGATAATCAACGTGACGCATTGCATAACTATATGCATGTAGGTCGTAAACGTCTGCCAAAGAAGCTGCCATGTTGTCAATAAGCATCTTCATTTCTGGGCTTGCACCTTGAACATCTAAGGCATCACGGAAGATCAACGTCATACCGTTCTTGCCCATAGCACTCTTCTGGGTAAGATCAATAGCTTCTCCAGTAGGTGTATGCCCAAACAAACCGCTTTCACTTTGTAATGGCAGTTGCCAAGTAGCATTACGAATATTGGTTGAGCCGTATTCGCTAAGCCACGTAGATGCTTCTTTGACAGATGCATTGACTGCATCAAATACATCCTGACTAACAATAGATGGCTTTAGAGGCTGTGATGCGTTTAAGTCGTAGATCGCATCAAAGACTGACTGCACACGCTCAACTGCACCTTCAACAACTTCACCGCCACGCCCTTCATTAGCAGTATCTATTCGCTGCTGAGCTTCTGCGTCAGTTGCTAGTAAAGAAGCAATACGTTTGAGTACTGGGTTAACCGCAAGAGTCTTCTGCTGTACTTCTTTTACTGCAGTTGCAACACGTGCTGCATCATCTAACGTGGGGTCAACTACTTTATTGAGAAGGCCTGTCATTAACTCTTGTGCTTTTAATGCTGCATTCTCAGGGCCTTGATTCATTGCCCTAGCCATTTCGCTTTCCGTGTAAGTCTTTGCGCTTTCACGTGCTTCTGGCGTAGGTAAACGTTCAATCAATGGAGACAGGATATTAGACCAGTCTTCAACAACAAGCCTACTGCCTTGCATACCTGCACGACGGACAACAGCTTGAACGCGATTACTTGTTTCTATGTAATCCGCAAACGTACCATTTTTGATACGGTCGGCTGCCTCCCCAATAGTCATTTCACTATTAGGGAATTTCATATCCGCAAAGTACTGACGGAACTGCGTCTCAGGCATGTCCTGCTTAGATAGATTATTGAAAATCTCTTTCATTGCAGGATCATCTGGCTTGATGTTTTTTATAGCATCGTTCAAGTCAGACATTGAGACCTTTGGATCTGCAGAACTGATCTTTGCCTGTTCAGCTTGCCTACGTTGAGCCTGTGCTTTTACCTCTGCAAAGAACCTTCCGTTAGCAGCGTCAAAATCATCAAACGTAAGAGTCCTTTTACCTTGTGATGCAGGAATCAATCCTTGCATTTGACCCTTAAGTTGTTTCACAGTTACAGAGTTTTCACTCGACTTGTTTATACCTTGGAGTCTAACCGCTAATGCCATCTGGTCACGTTGACTTAAACGACTTGCAAAACTCCATATCTCTTGTGATGTAACTCCATTGCCAATCAAAAGACTTCGTAATGGAGTGACGACTTGTGCCATCTGCTTAGCTCTTGTTTGAATAGAAGTCGCTTGAGCAGGAGTAATGTTGGCTCCTTGAGAATTAAGCTTGTCAATGTAGTTAGCAACACGTGTAGTTAATCGCTGACCAGATCGCCAACCATGTACTGCTTCTAACGCACGGGTATTAACATCACGCTGAACTGCTTTTTCTAAGGTAGTACCACTGAAGTGCACAGTTGCACTTATGTCGGACTGGATGTTTACTGGACGACTACCAGCATGCCATTCTGTTACAGCATCAATCATGTGATTGATTTTGTTGATTGAGTTTAAATCAGCTCCATCAATATCAAGCAATAAGACAGCACTGACAATACGCTCTTTGTGTTCAGGTAACACGTTGTCGTCATTAAGTATATTTGTCACTGCATCTTTAGCAGTCTGTGGTTCAAGTTGCTTTGTTTGCGATACTTCAACAACAGAATCTCTGACAAATGCAATTGTTCCATTGCGGCTAAGTTTAGCTTGTGCCTCTTGCAAAGTAGCTCGGTACGCAGGATCTGGTGCTAATCCATCTGCATCAATCATTGCGTCAACTGTCTCAGTTGGGCTAAGACTTTCTTCAACCTTTGGTGGTTCTGGTGTTACAGGCTTAGTAGGGATTGGAGCGTCAAGGTCAGAAACACGCTCAAGACGCATAATGCCTTGTTGGTCGTATCCTAAATGTGGTTGCGTTTCTGGGACCAGTGTTTCTGGGTGCGCAAGAACAGTACGTCCTCCCTCATCACCAATGATTCCCGGTAATTGGTTTGCAATCTTTACGTGAACACCGTTGTGGTCAACACCAACAACAACACCTCTATCAATAAAGTGATGAGCCAAACGACTGTTTGCACTGACGTTTCCGTTTTCATCTACGCTTGATGCAAACCGAACTACATCACCTATACGGATAGGCATGCCTTCATGTGCGTCAAATTTTTCATCATCAAACTTACCAACATAACCATACTTGTAATTAACATCTTCATTATCAGGCTTCCCTGTAGAAGAGATCTTTTTAAGATAGTCGTGTATCTCGTCGTTAAACTTTGTGTCAACCTTATCTAAATCACCGCCCTCATTTTTAGCGTCAGCTAACTCTTGGCGGTATTCATTTGTTTTATCTTTAAGCCACTTGCGATCCTTTTCATTAATATAAACACGACGTACACCTTCTTGTGTTCCTGTTAAATTAATGTCGAGGTAATTAACGTCAACCATTGGGCGACCAATTTGTTGCGCTTGGATTAATGGTGTTTCAGCATAGCCAGTACCAGCATAGGTTCGCTGGCGAGTTTCAACTGGCTCTAATACTTGCGTTCGCTGATTTGTGTCAGCTTCCTTTGGTATTCGCCAGATACCGCCAGTAGGATCCTGATATGTATTAAATGCACCCTTGTTGTTAATTAAACGGGTTGGCACTACACCCTTTGATCCTTCGGCTGTAGATTTGCCTACATAGACAGTAGAAGGAAATTCTTTTCTATCTACATCGCCAAAAGATGTATCGGAATAGTTAATGCCACGACCAGACCCTTGTAATCCGGGGACACCAAAGCTTTCAGCTAAATCATCAAGCTGTTTAGTTAATTGATCACGTTTACTTGGCGGAGCAGTACGCATGATTTCTTCTCGACTGGCAGTGTAAGAAACAGTAGGGCCAGTGCCTTCAGAGCCACGTACAGTTCGCGTTACGGTAAAGCCACCTCGATTAAATCCACGTACTGTGTATTGATAAACACGACCATCGGCCATCGGTGGTTGCGCCCAGTCAATACGAGCCATGTCTTCTCGGTTAAATCGTGCAATACCTGCAGCGTAGTTTTCACGAGGTAATGCACTTACAGTAACTTCAAATGATTCCGGAGTAAGCGTATGTGACGTTGGAGAAGACGTGTCGTCTGTTAAATAGATACCACTAAGGTCTGGTTTGTATATAGCAAGCTTTGGTCCCTGATCCGTTTCAATAACCATTGATGGATAAGGTAGTGCCTTCTTACTCTTAGGTGTTTCAGCGGCTACTGCTTCAGATGTACTTGTCTGCTGACGTAATGCATCAAGCGCAGTTTTCTCACCAGCAGTAGCAGATGCTTTGCGGAATGCAGAAGAAAATGGAAGTAGGTCATAATGCATACCTACGCCAGATTGAGCCTTTAACGGCTGATCGATTTCCATTCCAAGTAAACGCTTTGGTGCACCAGTACGCTCGTTAACAGAACGTAGAACATTACTATTAAGGGTTGGCATATAACCCTGTTCAATTTCACGTGACTCACGTAATTGATTTAAATCATTAAGGTCATTAATTCTTTGGCCGGGAAATTCTTCTTGATGTCTTTGACTTGCATACGCCAACGCTTGATCAGGAGACAACCCTGTCGTATTAATTAAGTGATTTAACAGAGGAGAACTTTTAATCGCTTCCTGCTGCATTTTACGGACTTGGCTGTCAACGTCATAACGAGCTTGAGCACCAACAGCCAATTCTGTTTGATACTTATTAAAACGACCCATTAAAGAACGCTGAGGCGCATAGTCATACAAACCACCGGCTAAAGCGCTAACAACGTCAGTTGCTTTAGGTGCTTGGAATTTATTCTTATCTACTCCTGCAAATCCCAATGCTCCAGATCTAGCAATTTCTGTAGCAATGATAGGAGATGCATTAGCAATAGCATTGATTGCAGTAGCACTTAACATCTGTCCTGTAGGACGTACAGCCTCTAGCATTCGTGCTCGTGATCCAATGTTTAATGCAGTTGGGGCAGGAGGGAACATCGATGTAGCACTGCGTTGTGCTGCAGCAATTTCTTTTTGTGCTGTGCTTAATAATGCTTTTGAATTTTTTGCGCCACTAATAACGCTCTTTGCTCCAAACTGGGCCATACCAATAGTCAAGCCAGCAACGTCCATAAGACCTTGTGCAGCAGGAGCCATCTCTTGTGCAAGTGCAAGGTTTTCTTCACTCTCTTGACCTAACTCTCCACCAGAGCGACGCATTGCCCCTAATGGATTACCAAGAACATTTAATACAGGATTTCCTGTAATTGCCTCAAGTGCTTGCCCGCCAATCAATCCAGTTGCGTAAATACCCTGTGCTACTTTTGGACTAAGTCCAATAGCTGCAGCAGCCTTTGGAATAGCTGCACCAGTTGCCATCATTCCTAGTACTTGAGGTGCAGTATTAGCAGCAATATATCCACCAGCTTCTAGTGCATCAGCAGGTCCTGTAAAACCACCCATTACACTTCCTGCTGTGCCAGCCATACCTTCATTGGTAGATGTGTCATTAAACCTATTGGCTACCGCAGCACGAGCAATTCGCATCTGCTGGTCTTCAGTTTGACGACGTGCCATTGTTTCTTCTGGAGTTTCTCCAGCACCAATATCTAATCCGGTATCTCTAAATCGCTGAGTACCCCAACTCATAATGTCGCCAGCTTGTGCTGCTACGCCCTTGTATGCACCACGAGCAATCTTTGGGATAGACTCACGGTTGTATGTGCCACGCGCTGCTGCGCCAAGGTAGTTACCAATAAGTGCTTGCTCATCAACAGGTTTGATTGAATCAACCTGAGATTGCATTTCATTACGACGTTTAGTTTTGTCGATTAAGACATCTTCAATAGGGCGATCAAAGTTATAACTACCATTTTGTATAAACGCACTACGCATCAATGTGCGTTCTTTTTTTGTACTCGGATCTAAATACGTAACAGGCTTTCCACTAACAGTAACTGGACGACTAGATACCTCATTTAAAATGTCAGTGTATTTTTTTAATCGTTGCCTATGAGTAGTTGTATCAATAACACCTTGACGCAAAGCTTCGTTCAATGCGTACTTTGTAATGTCGGTCCCATTAGAGTCACGACGAATAATTTGTGCGTAGTCGTTATTAGTGCGCTTAGGCTTAGCAGCAACAGAATCAAATTGAGTAACCCATTGCGAAAGCTTTTTGCGTTCTTCTGTAGTGCCTGTACCAATAGCTTTCTTAGAACCAGTCGTATCTACATTTACTGTTTCATACTTACGGGTCTTAGGGTTGTAACGCTTGATTGCACCTTGAGGCATTATTATTCGTCTCCACCAGCACGTCCTGAAACACCAGTACCACCACTAGTAACTTGTGGTATTGGAACACTGTTATACACTTCTGCTAATCCGGGAACAGCACTCATCTTTTGTCTAAAACTTTTGCTGCTTTCGTCAATAAGACGCATAGCATCGGCTTTATTTCCACTAACAATAGCCCTGACAAAATCACCTTTTTTGACTCCAACATCAGCTACTAATCCACGCAATGCTGCAATTTGAGTACGTTTATTTTCAATCTCAGTTGTAGTGCCACCAACATTGCTTTTACCTTTTGGTTTCAAGGCTACAATGTCACGCTCAAGGCTTTTAATTGTTTCATTGAGGTGCGCTGATGTTTGTTGTCCTTGCACATTATCCCATGTGTTTACAGCTCGGCTTACTACCATTGACAAGCTTTCAGGTTTGGCAGGATCAGCTTTACCAATATTATCAATTTCTTTTCTAAGCTTGTCAATCCTAAGTCCGGCCTCTGTTTTCTCCATCTGCCATAAACCACGTTCTTGATTAAACTTTGATTGTTTGCGACCTTCTTCTTTTCGTGCAATTGTTTGTTGAAGTTCGTCAGCTCGTGCAGCTCGTGCGTTTTTAGACTCACCAGCAAGGCGTTCAATTACCTTTGGATCAATGTAACCCTTATCTGATATGCGACTAGCGATACGACCAACTACATTTGGTGCATAGTCAGCTAAGTCGCCAACTAGTTCAGAATCAAGAAATCGTTGAATCTCAGCTTCATTACCAATGTGGCCACGGTAATCATTAAGGAGGTCAGTTAAGTTACCACCATAAACTTGATCGTTAAACTTGTTAGACCTAAAAGAACTACCGCGATTACTAAAGTAAGCGTCAACAATTTTATTGATGATTTCATTTGTTGGAACATCAATTTCACTTGGTGACCACTCACCTCCTTGAACATTCTTGGCTAACCTAGTACGCAATGCTGCTAATGCTGTAAGAGGATCTATTTGAGGAGCAACAGCAGGTTTTTGCGATGTAGCCAACTTAGTTGGTGGGACACCAATACCTAAGAATGAATTTGCTGGGAGTACTCCAGATTGAAAAACTTTATCAAGGGGTGACCCCATCATTGAAACAGGAACACCTGCAGGTGCAGCTGGTTCATTTCCATCAATGATGGTTGGACCCGTACCCATAGGTCCTCCGCCTTGACTTGTAGCAGGTAATGAAAACTGTGATGGGAACTGCTGTGTTGTAGTTTCTTGTGGTGCAACACCTCTGCGTCTAAACGCATCAGGCATTGCAAACTCACCAAGCTCATACTTTTTAGTTACTGGATTCCAGTCAATGCCATAGGTTGTATCGCCAGCAGTATCTGTTTGGAATTGCTTTAATGCTGCAGCATAGTCAGATTCGGTTTTACTCATCCCCGTTCGCAGTGCTTCAAGTTGTGAAGGAAGCATGCGCTTACCAGACTTAGCTAAGTCTTCAACTTGCTTACGTGTACTAAGTACCTTATTGTACGCAGCAGACAAAGGAGATGCTTTACCTTGTATGTATGCATTGACTGCAGCCGTCCTGTCTTCTTTTTCTTTTGTAAGAAGGCGGTCTCTATCAACTTGAGCAAGCGAATCTAAATACGTTTGTCTATCTCGATCAGCTTTAGCCCAATCAAATTGCTGGCGCTGTTGTTTACGCGCTTCTGATTTGTCGCCTAGTTCCATAAGGAACTGAGCATTGTTTTTCTGCTGTTCAAGGTTCTGCATTCCAAACTGCTGACGCATTTGCTCGGACTGACGTTGACCTTGTTGCAGTGATTGTAAATAAGCAAGTAATGGAGTAGCGCTTGTCATGTTGATTATCTACCTTAAGGCCTTAACTGGAAACCACTACGATTGTAAGCTGAGTTAATACTAGGTTGCGGTGCAAATCCTAAATTAGCACCAATACTTACTGGCTTTTGTTGACCAAAGACAGTTCCCGTAGCACCGGGTAAATAAGGATTATAGGATTGACCATATGTTTGCATTGCTTTTATCTGAGCATCATTCATAGCTTGCTGTTGCTTCATCTGTGCATCAAATTGGCGACGTTGTGCTTGATCAGCCCTCATACCACCGAGCATACTCATCAACGCTGATTGATCACCTTGACGTGCAGCAAGCTGGTTGTTGTACGTATTGCCAAGCTCACCTGCCATGTTGCCAAGTTCGTTGTAACCTTGTTGCATTCCACCAAGCATACTCATTAATTGATTTTGAGAGTCTTGATAGTTCTGCCCAGCCATACTTGCTGCAGCAGCCATACGTGCTGGCGCTTGTAATTCATACGCATTTGAATAATCGCTAATGCTTTTATTAATAGCAGAACGATTGGTGTTATTAATAGAGTTCTGTAATCCGACTCGTGCTCCACCTTGCAAGCCAGACTTACTTGCCATATCTGCACCAGCAGCACTTGCAGCCTGTGCGTTATTGTTTAGTATTTCGTTAGCAGGACCAAGGCCTTTAAAGATGTCCGTGTTGGTCAAAGGTTTATTAGCACCTTCAATTGCCATATCAGTCATCTTGTCATACATAGGCTGATACTTTTTATTACGTGCATCCTGCTTATCAAGCATCGATTGAAAGTAATTCATCTGCCTACGTTTAGCGTTGTAGGCAGACTTCTGTTGTTCTAGATATGGATTTTTATTTGGCTTAATCAGATTGTTTAAGATGTAACTAACGCCCATGTCGGCCAATGGCCCACCAAAAGCGCCAGCAATCTTGCCACCTATTGCTCCACCAATTTGTCGATTGTTTGCCATTTTATGTACCTATCCTATTAAACTACGGCCTTATCTAGTAAAGCAAGCCACCCATAATTACCTGATGCATCTAAACAAGCAAGCCACGTAACAGTTTCATACTGCTTAGATAACGACGTCCATGTTGAATACTTCCAAAGGCTAGATGGAGAATCAACAACAAACGATATTGTGTTTGCTGATGAATCCATTTTAGCTGCAATAACTCTCCTGCCATAACATGATGCAGCCTGCGGTAATGTCAATACAAAACTACCTGTTGTTGCATCACATATTGCCAATTGATCTGCATACATAACCACATTGTCAGACTTGTATATTGTCTGCTGCATTTGGTTAGCAGAATATGGCACAGTTGGATTACCAACATACGTACGTATAGTCTGTATTAATCCAGACACTCCCGGCCCATAAACTTTGTTTAATGCCGGAGCACGACGTGAACCAGATGATGACTCTGGAGTTGTAACAGGACCGGGTATTGCCATTATGTTCTCGGTGTATTTCCTTCAGTAGTTGTCGCATGCAATGCAAACATACGCCATGGATGAGATGTACTTCCCGTCAAATTGATATTAAACGCCTGTGCATCAGCAGTTCGTGAAATACTTCGCAGTGATACTACTTCATTGGTTGATGGATGCCAAGCATATATCCCAGTAGTACTGTAACCCTTAATACTTGTAATACTCCAGTTTATATACATTTCGGTAGTGGCTTGATTATCAATATGCAATAACAATGAGTGTAACTTGTTTGCGCTGTAATACATTGCGCCTTCTGCAAATGTTTGACCATATTGCCGTGTATTGATTTCCCACGAGATAGGTGTTGATGTCCTAGTAGTGTTTGCTGTAGATGCATATACATTGTCAGACCAACTTTCTAACTTGTATAACTTTCCATCTCGGCCACCAGCATATAACTCTTGTGTGTCATCAGCAGCTTCAAGTACGACTAAGCTTGTAAATCCAACAGGATTAATCCAAGTAAACCATCCTTGGTTACGATGGTCATAAACATAGGTTCTACTGTTTGCTGTAGTTGTATTATCAGTTTGGGTTGGAGCCAACATAATAATACGACGATCTTGACTTGCTACAACCACCTTAGAATATAACGCAGGGCTGATGTAATTATTTGACTGAGTAGTAAAGTTTTGGCTATTGATATTAAGGACGCCTTCAAGAGCAATAGATTTAGGAGTAAGAACTGTACTCTGCAGTTCCATCAAGCCACTTGCAGTTAAGTACACAAGGCGGTTCATAACAGTTGCATAACCACGCTTGGCAACAAGTCCTGCAGTTCCTTGTTGTAAAAATCCTTGGCTTGCAAAATTATGCGGACTATCTCCCGTCAGGAGATAAGTACTCCTCTCCCGCATGATAACCATAGCAGCAGTAGTACTGTTGTCTCTCATCAAGCCGTCGCCTTGAACTGCAATCATTGCTTGAATCTGTTCTTCGTCTGTCTTATTGCTAATACTGAATTGAGTACCCTTAATGGCAACTTCAGGATCAGTTACGTCAGGAAGTAATGTTGTATATACACCATATTCATTTCCCGGATTAAGTAACCAACTTGCGTAAATGGCATTCTTCTTACTAACAAACAATCGTTGGTTGTAAGTAGAAACTACATCAGCACCGACAGGAAATTGATCTTTGCCTGTCCGTAATCTGTAGCCTAATGTTCCGGGACCATTGTCAAAAAACAAAGATGAGTCTTCTACTTGATCTGTAATAGTTAAGTTAGTAGAGACTCCAGATGAAGACGTAGTTAAACCCTTCCAGACAGAACCAGATGAATATACTGATCCAGTGTCAAGGTCGATGAATCCAATTAACTTTGGTTGAACCCCACCAGAACGTGCGTTGTTTCTATAGATCAAACAGTACTTATATATTGGGTTGCTTCCCGTTAATCCATTCTTTAGTTGTGTGCATGTATATGGGATAGATAGAGTGACACTGTTTATTGCAGATGTAACAGTCACTTCATTACTTAATTTAGACGGCACTGTCTCAAACCCATTACCGCTTGGTACTTCAGGCGTTGGAGTAAATTGGTTTGCGCCCAAAGTAACAGCAGCAGAGAATTGAAAAGTAGTACCAATCAATGACGAGTCAGTAGTTATTGTAAATGTAGTAGTGCTAGGTACAGTCTTTACATAATAAGTCGTAGTAGTAGAGACACCACCAGTAGTTCCAGTAAATGTCAACATTGAACCTACGCCTAAGTTGTGGGCAGTAGATGTAGTCAGTAATGTCCCACTAAGTGCAGCAGTAAAGTTTACACTTGCCCAGCTAGGAGTAGCCGTTGTAGTTGGTAATGCGTATGGTCTCCACAAACTAAATGTATACGTATAAATAGAGTCAGGTGTAAGAGATCCCTGACGAACAACATCACCGAAACTAATTACCCACTCATTGTTATAAAAGCCGTTAAGGTCAAAATCATTTTTGATGTAAACAGCAGCTACTTGAGTTCTAACAGATGTAGTAATTGGAAACAGTGCCCATGTTAAAAACCCTTGGTCTTTGTCGTATGTACACTGGCCAGTAAAGTACATACTGTTGCCATTACGTATTCCCAAACTAAATGGTGGTACTGACTGATTGATCTTGTCACTAAACGCCGACGCGACACTAATTGACTGGACGTTTCGTAAATCAACAGTTGCTTGGTAATAGTTAGTTGTTACTGCAACATTAGCTGTAAATACAAATGCATTTCCAATTAATGTTTGATCAGTCGTAACAACAAATTGCGTTGGTGAGGAAATACCTTTTACGTAGTAAGTCGTAGATGTAGACGTGCCACCTACTGTCGTTGTGAACAATACTGCATTACCTACATTCAGTCCATGCGGAGCACTAGTAGTTATAGCAGCGTTATTGATAGAAGCCGTAAATTCTACGGTAGGCGTAATATTTATTTTGACGTATTCGTTTTGGACATAGTCTACAAACGGATTTGTCGGAAGGGCTTCATTGATAAAAGTATTATTGGCCTGATTTGTATTAATCTTTACGAGGCCTTTTGGGTCATCTTGCGTATCAGATAATTGGAATCTACTGTTAACAGGATGACAAGTAAAGTCATCTAAGTAAACAAAGGAATCTCCTCCTCTGTTGAAAGCTGCTTGAACTCTAAACTTTAACCCTGTCAGTATCTTGTCAAACAACCTAAAGTCCACAATAATCTGTATCTTTTGCCAGTCAGCAGAACTTTGTCCTGCTGCAATTTCTACAGTAGTTTGAAGTACTGCTCCAGCAATTTCATTGGATGAAGAAAAAGCACTAGAGGCCGTTTTCCAATATCCTTGTACCGTGACATCAATATTGTTCTGGCTAACAAAATTAGTTAAATCATCTTGGTTGTACGCATAAAAAGTCAAAGCATACAAACCTGCATTATGCTGCGGAATAATATACGTTGCGCCTAACGTAACTCCCGGAGAAGTTAGCGTAACTGCTGCTCCAGCCAGAGTGGAATCAGTTGTAACAGTTAATGTAGTCGTAGTGATTGATTTTACGTAGTAGTTTGTACCAGCAGTTAATCCAGCAACTGTTACTGTAAATCGAATAATCTGACCAACAACTAGATTATGGCCACCCGCAATAGTCAATGTACTGGATGACGCTGTGCCAGTAAATGCTAAAGGTGTCTCATCTTTAGTTACCAGTACGTTTCGCACATCAATGTCTTGAAAGAAATAGTCTTGTGCTTGATCAATCTTCAAACAAAATCCAGTAGCACCGTCACGTGTTAGGATGTAGTTGTCTGGGTTTTTGGCTGTGTTTGAAAATACGTTGTAGGTAATACCACCTACTAACTTAGTTCCTGAAGTAATACGCTGGGTGTCTCCAGTGTTGTAATTCCATTCGCCAAAGCCAGAAGCCGTACTAGATGCAATAGCTCCGTTGTTTAATACGTTTGCTCCATCTGCTCTGACAACGAATGTTCCTCCGGTTCCACCAGTAGGTGTTATTGCTGTTCCACCAATTGATGCAGAAATCTGAAAGCCAGTACTGACTAGTCCTGTAGAAATAACATAATACGTTGTGCCAGCAACTATGTTTGTAACCGTAGATGTACTGAATACAACTGGTTGATTAGCGATAAAACGACTAGATGCGGGAGTTACATATGCAATTGTTGCTGTGCCTAAAGTGACTGTAGCACTTACAAAAACAGTAGGAACAGAACCAAAACTCGTAGTGTCAATAGCCGACTTATTAGTGTTGCTAAGTGCCCTGACAATAATAGACGTTGCTGTTGCAATCGGAGAATACGGAGAGACATCTACTAGTTGTGGTATTGATTCACCCTCAACTACATTGTCATTCATACGCACACGAAATAATGCTTGTGATCCACCAGCAACACCATAGATGTACTGACCAAAAGATACCATTCGTACATTTTCACTATTGCTAAAAGCAAACGACGTGCCAGTAGTACGATCTAAAATTTCAACAGGTTGATTATTAGATGTTCCGTATGTTGTTGTATCCCAGTAATACAATTTGCTATTACAAGTAAAAACAATCTTGCTCTGCTGGCCATTATCTTTTAGGGCAACAGTTTCCCAAATTGGCTGAGGTAACGCAAAATTAGGACTACCAGTAGTTGAGTGCCAACACGTATTCCACCCATTACGTGGCTGTAATGTGTTGCCATAGATTTGCAAGTTATCTAACTTTTGAAAGTAGCCTTCTTGTAATTTATTTGGAGAGTTATATGTATCAAGCCCAGTAAATTTTGCATCACCTAAAGTAAATGCTTGCTGGTTATTTGTTACCATCCGTGTAGGCATTACGTTTGCTCCTTAGTCCACGTTGATCCTAACGTACCGGGGCGCGACCAAGGATCAGTCGATGTACCTGTTCTAGTATACGGGGAAGTCACGGTTCCAGAAGGAACCCATGCACTATTCAATGTTTGTCCTTGAGTGTACGTAGATGTAACAGTTCCGGGTCTAGTCCATAGGTCAGTTGATATAGGAGTTGCAGCCCCAGTTGATACACCACCTATCCAAAACCCTAGTATTCCACGAAATCCTACAGCCATTACGTTGGGTCACTTCCTGTAATTGGCGTAGCTCCAGCATCGGTGCTTAACGTAGACGTCCATGCTGTTGTTGTGTCATCTTCAGCATAAACAGTTAATGTTGTAGCAGCAGCTGTAAATTTGTTGCGTAAAATACGTAATGCACTTGTTACGTTACGACCACCATCGGCGCCACCAGAAATAGTTCTACCTAAAACACGATCTGCAATTTCAGCAGTAGCATCTGCAGCAAGAGCATTAGCGTCAATTGCACCAGCTGAAAAATCAGCTGCCGTTATAACAGCTGGTTGTAGTTCATGTACGTCGGCTGCAATATGACTAGAACCTGTAACTGCACAAGTTGATTGGCTGCTTGTTGAGCGCAGAACCCTTTGGCCAAACGAATTGTTGACTGTATATGATGCAAGTAATGCATCCCATACAGCAGATGCAGTTTGTGCGGAATTAAGAGGGGCCGTATAGGTAAACGTAGGCATTGCATTTTTAAGATACGTACCAGCTTGCCCGGCAGTGCTAAATCCAGATACATCTGTCTGCCATATTTGTGTTACTGTTGGCGGGGCAGTATACGTAAATGAAGCCATACGTGTAGTAATGGCAGCATCAAGTTTATTTTGATACGTACCTGCTTGTCCTGCAGTTGTATATCCCGAAACGTCCGTAGCCCAAATTTGTGCAGCAGTAGGAGGCGCAACAGATAATGAGTAACCCGTTTTGTCACTTACGGTGCCAGCGGTTACAGCACCACTGCCATTAATTGCAAGTAAATTAAAGTTTGTTGGGAATGTTTGTGTGAGACTATATCCAGTTTTGTCACTTACTGTTCCTGCCGTAACTGCACCACTACCATTTATAGCAAGCAAGTTAAAGTTTGCTGGGAATGTTTGTGTAAGGCTATATCCAGTTTTGTCATTGTTAGTAGCAACAGTAACTTGACCAGATGCGTTACCTGTAGATAATGCGCCTGATGTACCTTGAGCCACATTTGGCAGAGCCGTTAACCCAAAACGGACTGTATCCATCAGGTCAACAGCGACAAGTTGATACTCAACAAATACAGGTGCTACGCCGGTACATTGAATACTAATTAGCAACTGCGTTGAGTTTGCAACGGCAAATCTTGCGTCCGCAATTTGTATTTCGTACACACCCGGAAAGTTTGTAGCATCGACTTCACGGAACCTACACTTACTAGCCGTAGGCGCTGCAAACGTGCCTAATGTAGTAATGGTTTCAACGTTAGTGGCTGCGCTCGTATATGTTGTTGCTGTAGCCTCAAGGTCAGCAATAGTCGAGATAATTAGCCCACTGGATGTGCTTGTTAATGCTGTTTTACCAGCGCCCGTAGTTGACGCTGAGTCTTGTAGGAACACACGTATGATATTGCTAGTGGCTCCACGTTTAAGTATCTCTTTTGGCATACTAACCTCTCATTCCACCAGACATACCGGGATGTACTACTATTCCACCTGCACCACCTGTAGCGGTAGCAGCACTTATAATTAATTTCCAACAAAGCCCTTGTGTGTCCGTATCTGTCCACGCTCCTGCGTTGGTGCGTTCCGTACGCATATATGTCCCACTTCCTACGAATGCCGCAACGTGTGCCGCACTAGGATAAGTAATACGTTGCATTGACATTGCACCTAGTGTAGCGTTGGTTGCCTCAATGGTTATTCGATATGTATTTCCGGGTATAAGATTACTAAGCGTAGTAGTGTTAAAGTAAACGGTGCGTAGACTGTTAACGTTATTCCCACCATAAATGTCTAGGCTATTGTAAGACGTAGTCTGCAACACATTGTTTGCTGAGTCATACAACTTCATGTTGAATGTAGCAGCCGAGTTTGTCGGACCCAACACGCCTTGTATGCCTAGCACATTAAAATTCGTAGTCCACCCAGATGGCACTACAAACTTCATCCCAATTTCATCTGGTGTAGCAGCCGAGTTAAATGACGCAATACTACCAGAGCCATAAAACGCATTGCCGTAATATTGAGTGCTACTTTTTGCCCAATGCATTGGTGTCGATGGGTTATTAGTATCAGTTTGTACTCCACCTACTACAGCCCTCATAGTTGGAAACGTATTTGCTATTTGCCCTACGTTAGTATTAATAGTTGAAATCTGTAAGTTATTGGTTGCGTCCCACGTACCAGATTGGCAATAAACGACGATAGCGTAAAACTGCCCTCTAGTGACAGATGCAGTACCGTTAGCAGTAATACTTAAAGTGACGGCTGTAAAGTTAGGGAAGTTTGTAGCATCCGCAGTGTAATCTGTATAGCCCAACCACGTTCCAGAAATTGCACCGCTTGACGTGACCGTTTGGATGCCTACACGAGCCGTGCCGGGCGTAGCATTTGTTCCTCTAGCATCAAAGTAAAAACCAACATCTGTTATAGTGTCAGCACTTTCCGCTTGACGTATAAATGCCACATAGTCACCAATAGCACGAATCTGACGGTTGCCAGCATTGCCACTAGACGTAGACTGTGGGAAGTTATACGGAAAAACAAAGTCTGTTCTAGCCACGTTTTTCTATCCATATATTTGCCGGGGCAGTTGTGTCAATAATAGCCTCTACAGGAACAATGCCACTAGATAAATACGCATCAACTATCAATGCTCTCAGCATTGGAATTGTGTAGTTGTTGTAACAAGTATTAATTTCATCTTGCCACTCCTGTGTAGTGCGTGTAATAGCCGGACCGGCATCAAATTCAAACGTTAATGTGCCGTCTTGGTTGTCTGTTACGTTTGTAATTTTTAATGTGTTTCGCATCATTCACCTAACTTTAATAGTTTTTTTTCAACAAAAGAATTAAAAGCTTGAACAGTACGTAACCCTAATGTGCCAAGTAAAAAAGAAAGGCCAAGCATTTCTACTGGTTTAGTCCAACCAATTTGCTCGGCTACCAACGGCGTTAAGTACACAGCAGAAACAGTTCCAGTAAACACAGTTATAACGCCTTGCATAACAGTCCTCACTTTTT